GTTGACGAATACGCTGCCGAAGATCGTAGGCCACGCTTGCCACCTAGCCGCAAGGCCCTACGGCAAGCCTATGAACCAAATCTAGCCGGTGAACACGCTGGCGACCGTGACATTGACGACGAATCGTACAACATGACGGCGCCGCCCGGTCTAACTGGTGGCAAGGACGATCCCAGCACGGGGCACAAGTCACATCTACGGCCCGAAAACAATCAATCGCTTTTCTCCGATTACTACGGCCCGTCCAAGAATGCCAAGATGGGCGGACAAGGACATAGCAACTCCCCTTCCCCGGCCGAGCGTTCCCTTGCCAACACCACGGCGAGCGGGGCTTACGGTGAAGACGAATCCGTGATGGTTTCCCACGAGGATGAACCTTGGGGCCAATCGCAAGCGCTGGTCAACAATCCAGACCATTTCCCCAGCCGACGAATCCAGACAACCCCCTCGAAGAATGCCAAGGATGACCATTCGATAAAGCCCTACAGGTCAGAATACGGCCAGAGTTTTGGCGTTTACGATTCAAACGGCAATCTCCGATCAGGCCCGCATAGCAGCGAAGCCGAAGCGGCAAAAGCACACTTGAGAATGACAGACTTTGGCAGACGGCAACTCGCCCCAAAGGCAAGGGCCGAGCAGAATGCCAAGGGCGAACCGGAAATGATTATGCCCCCGAAGAATACCGGGGCTTTCAAATCACGGATCAAGCCACGCAAGCCGGTGAAGCTTGCGCCGCCAAAGGATACCGGGGCCTTCGAGCCGCTAGACGACGGCGTAGACTTCGGGCCAAACTCGACACGCATTGATGAAGGGGCTTACGACCGTGCGAACGTTGAAAGGGCCGTAGGCAGCCCGAGGCCCACCAGGGCGAAGACGAATCCGGGGCGGATTGATGAAGGGGCCTACCGTCGGGCTGGCGTCAAGACGATGGCCAAAGACGATGAACAGTACCGAGAACTTTTGGACGAGGAGTTATCCCGTATGAGACAAGGACATAAGCGGCCCGTGAAAAAGATGGACAAGAACGACCAGACGCAACAGCCAAAGGCCGAAACACCAAACACGGACCTTAACAACTACGACCGCCAAGTTGAAAAGATTCGACACGAAAGCCGAAACAACCCCGGCAGCAATAGCGTTTATGACCCGGTATCGGGTCGCAAATATCGCTACTCCGAGGAAGACGAACTAGCGGACGAAAATGTCAATGCAGAAATGGAAGATGAAACACTAACTACAGAGGACGAAGGTTTGGCGGGTGAAGCCGAAGCTTTGGCCGATGAGCAAGAGGGGCTTTCCGAAGAGGAAATGGTATTGGCCGAAGAGCAACTAGCTAACGCCGATGCCGAGGAAGACCTTGAAGAAGACGAGGAAGCTTTGGCGGACGAAGACCTCGAAGAAGACGACGACGAAACCTTAGAGGAGGACGACATGGACAAAGAAGCTTTTGCCGCAACGAAGCGGAAGCTTGTTAAGTATGCCAAAGCTTACCACGACATTAAGGAAAGCTATGGCAAGCGTATTGCGGACATGGAGCGAAAAGCCCGTGTTGCGGAACGCAAAAACGAGTTGATGCAACTTGAGGCGGAAGGCTACGAATTCGATTTCTCCCAGGAATTGAAGGACGTAGCAGACTTGCCCGTAGAGCAGTATTCAAAGCACAAGGAACGTATCCGCAAGTGCTATCGCAAGGCCCCAATCGGCCAGCCGTCTTTCACGCCAGCGTACAACCCGCCAGCCGTGAAGGCCACTTTCACTTACGACGACAGCCGCAAGGCCGCTGAAATGGTAAAGAGCGGCAAGGCCAAAGACGTAAACGAAGCATTCAATCTAATCCGAGGGGGTGTAAATGCCTAATCAGGTTCAAGTCAGAGCTAATGGCAGTATCAACGTTAGCACGTTCGTTAAGCTAGATTCAAGCACATCTGACCGTGTAATCGCTTGCGGAGCAACCACAGATAAGCCGCTTGGCATCTCGCAAGAATTCGGCGATACCCCGCCGACTCCGGGCGCAGCTAGTGGCGTTGCCGCAATCGCAGGCGAGCCAATCGTAGTTTATACCGTTGGTGACGTTTGCTATCTAACCGCCGGGTCCGCTGGATGGACCGCAGGCGACCTATTGACCAGTGACGCCAACGGAAACGGCACCACTGCAACTACATCTAATTGGTTCGGGGCTATCGCTTTGGCAACGGTGCCAGCGTCGGCACTCGGCATTGTTCAAGTACGATTTGGAAAAGCCTAATAGCGGCGTTGATAAATAGGACTATTGGAGGATTATGTCAGACAATTACGCATTTTTCGGCCCGCTTAATAGCTATGTGCCACAGGTTCAAGCTAACCTCTTAATCGAGTTCGCTAAGAATCCTAACAGGTTCAAGTATCAGCGCTATGCCGATCTCCGCCCGGTAACGACCATGCTAGGTTATTACCGGCAGTTAAAAAATCAAATGGTCATTCGTGTGGTCGATCAGGACCGCCGATCATGGCAGGACGGGGCCGAGAACCCAGCTTATAACAAGGACAACTCGGAACTATTCGAGTTCAAGTCCTACGAATGCCAGCGCTATAGCTCGCACGACATTATTGGCTATCTCACCCAGGAACAGGCTAAATCGGCTGGCGGTTATGATCTTCTATCCGATACCTCTTTCCGTCTTGCCTCACAGTCTGCCCTTGCTCGCACCTTGCGAATCGGCAGCGTGTTGACCACGGGCGGCAATTGGGGCAGCTTCACCGACACTTGCACGGCTGTTGCTGGTGGACAGTTCACGGCCGCAACCACGACTAACCCTTATATCCGCATTGCCTTCACGGATACCGTTGTTTCGATCATCAAGAACACGAACGGCGCCGTAATGCAGGACCAGATTAAGGCCGTTATGAATCCGAACACGGCGAAAGCCATGTTCAACAGCCAGGAAATGGTAAACGCCACGATTCAGCAACCGTCTATTATCGACGTTGTAGAGTCTAAGGGCCGTTGGAACGCTGAATACTGGTTGCCTAAGTACGTTTACGGCGTGGAAGTGGTTATTGAAGATGCCGTTTATACTGCAACGGAACAGCTAGTAGCGCCGAGCGTTGGTTTCGTAATCCCGGACGGGGACGTTATCTTTATGACGGCTTCCCCAATCCAGGCGAATGCGGGCGGTAGCTTCTCTACCTTGACCCTCTTCACCTATAGCGATTTCGAGATTAGCACCTATGACGACGTTCCAAGCAAGCGGCATATCGTCAACGTGTGCGACAATACAGCCGAGGTACTAACCGCCCCGCAATCAGGCTACTTGCTCACTGCCGCAATATAACGGCTTGTATATGAAACATCGTGAAAGGCAAGTCATTCGTGGCTTGCCTTTCGCATTTCATCCAGTGACGTAAAACGGCCCGTCTTCGGATTATGGCTGCGCTGGCGCTGCCCGTCGATTGGAATTTCCAAAGCCTCGCCCAGCGTGAGGCCCTTGGCAAGTCTCCCCTTCAATGTCTTTTCATGGATTCCAACGGCGTCGGCAACATCGTTCAAGGGAACGGTTTCGCCGTCCACTGTCACCATTCTGGTTAGTCGGGTGTTTCTCGCCTGTTGCTTCCGGGTTGCCCAACGGCAGTTATCGGGCGAATAGCCTTTATCGTTGTCTTCCCGGTCAAGTGTGTGCCGAGGGGACGGCCTCGGCCCCATGTCTGCGAGAAACGTACGAAAATCGTTCCATCGCTGGCAGACCGTGATTCCTCGGCCCCCGTAATCTTTGAAATGCTTGTTGTTCGGGTTATTGCACCGATCCCGCATTGCGGCCCAGATGCCGTACTCCGGGATTGCCTTTTTGTTCCGCCCGGTCGTCCCGTGTTTGTACCCCGTGGCATGAATGCCCTTGCCGCAACTAGCGGCCTTTCCTGCCCGAAGATGAATGGCAGCAATCGCTTTTTCAACGCCACACGAGCAGCGGCACCAGTAGTACGCAATTCGGCCGGGTTGAATCCGCTCTCGCATCGCAAGGAAATACAAAGCCTCTAGCTCGCCAAACTGTTGTCCCGACGCATCCTTAAAACGGCCATGCGTGGGCTTGTCTTGAATCGGCGGTATGTAACCGTCTTTGTCTAGGTAGATTAGTGGTTGTGTCATGGCAGAATTCTACCAGAAAACGGCATCGAACGGAATAGATACTCACTCTGAAAGCGATTGGCACGTAGCCTTAGTTTTCTCCTTATGAGGCCCCCCGGTTTCACAGCATGAGCCGGGGGGCTTTAGCTTTTTGCAGAGTCAACCCTAAATAGGGTATGACTTACGCTAACAGCTACGGACAACCGGCGGACCTTTATGCACGGTACGATACCCGCATTCTGGCCGATATGGTCAATGACGACGATACCCGCCTCGGCAGCAATACCAGTGTTGCGGCCATGCAAGCGGCCTTGAACACGAATCAAGTAATCCTAGACGTTTTGGCCGATGCTAGCGGCGTTATCAACTCGGCTTGTCTCGTGGGACAGCGTTACACCGTTCCCCACCTTCAAGCCCTCACGGACGTTGACCAGCAATTCCTAGTAAGGCTTACTTGTGACCTCGCATGGGGGCTGTTGGCGCTACGGCGTGGCGTGTTCACGCCCGACCGCTACCCGCAATACCTCGAAGGGCAGGAAACGCTAGTCAGACTACGCCAGGGCGATGCCGTGTTTAACATCCTTGTGAACGAACAAGCCGGGGTAGCTAATGGCGAGTTTCCATCCGTGCAGAGCTACGCAACGCTAAACCTCATGCGTGACTACAGTACGCCCCGCTTTTTCTGTACTCGGCGCATCCAACAAATCACCCCATAACCCCTACATACGGTTAGGCAACTAACCAAAGTAGGGAACATGGCAGAAGTAATTGTGGTCAACGGCCCGGCGTTAATCAGTGTAGGACTCGGCAGTATGCAGGCCCTCGAATCGCTAGGCTACTCCGAGGACGGCGTAGAAGTCTCATTGACGTTCAACACGGAAGACGTTCGGGTAGACACGTTCGCTACCACGGCCTTTGACGTGCAACACTTCCTTGAGGAAGCTACCATTACGGCCTCGCTTGTCGTCTATGACACAAGCGTATTAGATGCCGTGAAAGCCCGTGGTTTCGGCATGACGGCCGGAACCATGCCAGCGGCCGGAACGCTTATGGTGGCGCAAGGCTACACCTACCCTCTTATCGTCCAGGCAACCCCTAACCCGAACGGTGTTTTCAACGGGGCTTGCATCAAGTTTCCTAACTGCTATTGCACGAATTGGAGCGAGAAGCGGGGCACCAGGGCGACACGGGTAAACGTCACTTGGCGGGCATTGCCAGAACAGCAAGTATCGGCCTCGACGGGTTCCGTGTTGTGGGAAGTCTCTTGCGACTAACTCTATTGGTGTTATGGAAAGAAAAATATTCAGCTACGACAATGGGAAAGGTATCGTCAAGGCCGATCCTATGCAGGTTTATACCCGGTTGATTTCTAAGGACATTGACCTAGAGGACGATTTCGCACGGGTCAAGACGATGGCCCGGCTGGGCATTGACAAGCCTAGTCAAGAAATCGTTTCGCAAGCGGTGGAAGCGTATAACCGATTGCTCGAAGCGGCACGGTTTGCGTTCAAGCTTGAAGCGTACAGCGGGGACGACTTTGGGGAGAGCGGGACCACGGATGAGGAAACGTTTTTGATACTGGCCGATTTCAGCCGTTTCATGGAGTTAAAAAAAAACAGTATCAATCCCTTAGCGACCTCGCAGCCCTCTACGGAATCGGCATCATCCAGCTAACGGGCGAGGAAGTATGCCACGGGATGATTGTAGGATTGTGGGCTAATCGGCATCGGCAGCTAGTACGGAAGGGCATGGAAACGGCGGTAGGCTTAGGGATAGCCTTCAATGGCCGGAAGCTCGGCAAGCAATTGGCCGAGGCGATTTCCGACAGTGGCCCGCAAGAGGAAGCGATTTTAGACATTATGAAAAAGGCGCCCGATGGCAGCAACGTTACAAGATTTACTCAACACGCTGAAAAACATCGACAATCACCTAGCTTTGCAAGAGGCGAGGGAGAGCCAGGGCCGGGAACCGGCAGCCCCGCCCCCGGCCAGTAGCGGCGGCGGGAACACTCGGCCGACGTTCGCCAGCCGGGTTTCAGGGGTCAACAGCAAGATACAGGAACGGCTTGCAGGAATGCGCAGCGTGTTTGGCGGCAACATCGCAGCCCTACCGAAGATCGCATCTAGCATTTTGGGCAGCGGCGCCGCCGAGGCCGCAACCGGGGCAGCAGGAGCAGCGGCGGCAGGATCGGGGGGAGCAGCGGCAGCAGGGGCCGGGGCTGGCGGGGCCGTGGCCGCTGGCGGGGCTGCACTCGCATCAAACCCCGCCGGATGGGTTGCCGCAATCGTGGTAGGGGCCGTGGCGCTCGCTGGGGCCATTGCAGCCACAATCAAGAGCGTGCAGGAAATGGGCATCTCATTTCTTGAGATGAACCGCAAATTTGCCGAATCCTCGGCCGATCTTGCGGCGGTTTTCAACCAATGGGACCGTTTCCAGATGGTTAGCAACTTTTCAATCGGCCAAGCCCTCGGCCAAGGGGGCGGGTTGGAATTCCTCGAAAAGCAGCTTGAAGAGCTATCTACAACCCTGATGCCGTACATTGCGGCTTTCATCAATCTAGCGGCATACATCCTCGGCGGGCTTGTGGCAATAACGGACTTTATCGTCAAGGTTTTTGAGGAACTGATGTTATTGCTGGCCGAGGGCTTTGACGAATTGACGCTAGGCATGACGGACCTAAAGGGCAACGTGAAGGGCATACTTGCCGACATTCGGAAGAAGAACAAGGAAACGGCCCTCGAAGGGATGATATTGGACCTAGCCGGGGTGAGCCGTCGCCCACCAGGGCCAAAGCGGCGAGGCAATGACCGGGGCCGAGATTTTGCAGGAACCGGCGGAAGTTACTAAGCGGCACACTCTTCTAGGGCATGGAAGAACTATACAAACTGTGCCCAAACTTGCGGCACAACGAACCACGGCCGATTACGTTGACGCTAACTGAAGAGGAATCGCATGAGCTACTTACGATCATAGCCGACAAATGCCTATTGCTCTCATGCGACGTATTCAGTCTGGCCGAAGCGCCCAAATACCAAAAGCAACTTGACACGGCGTTAGCTTTGAAACAACGGCTAATGGAAATCATCGTGCCGGGCGCCGCTTGAACGCCTAAGCCTTGATGTTGCCAAAGACGACGTTAGGGCTGTACGGGTTCGTGATACCGCTCTTGAAGTTGCTCGATTGAATCTCCGTTTGCGACAGCGTTAGCGTGAGGTTTGGCGGGGCTGGAGCGTATAGCTTGGCTTGCGTCCGATCTTTCACCCCGTACACGTACTCCCCATCTAGTTCCCAAACGGTTGTATTGGTGGTTCCGTCCGTGGTGACGTTGCTAGGCGTAATGTTCGTGAATAGCAAAACCTCATTCGGATCGGACGTGTACGGCGTTGGCATAGTGGGTTGATCGCCCGTTGTCCGCACAGACCAGCTAACTACTTTCCTCATTGTGGGGTTTGCCAACACGGCAAAGCTAGCCGTTTTGACGGTATCGCTCGCCGTTGGCAATTGGACCGTATGGAAATCGGTCTGATAGCTAATCTCAATTGACAACACATCATAGACTTTGGAATCCGTCTCGAAGACGTTCGCCAGCGTGGCGGCATCGGTTGTGATAATGTCCGTTCCGTCATTGCCAATTACGTTAATGTTCGATGCTATTTGCGTCATTATGTCACATCCTGTAGCTTGCCGGGGACAAGTTGCGTTACCCCGTTCGTTGGCCCGTTGACATTGGCCCCCGCTATGCACGGATCGCCAATAATGTTTGCCAGCGCCAACAGCCTTGCAGTACCACGGGAACCCGGATCGGGTATATCGTTGTCGTTCCCCGTCCAGGGGCCTTTGCGGCTAACCTGCGCCACGGGAACCGAATAACCGCCCAGCGTGGTACGCCGAGGACTACCCTTCGCCCTCAGACTTAGACTTACCTTGTTCGTGTGCAAATCATGCTCGAAGTTTGCCCCTAGCAACATCCGAGTAGGCTTACCCGTCGAAAACTGTTGAATGCCTAAAATCGCATTCGCCATGAATGCGGCTTTCTGGTATAGCTCACTCTTTAGCGCCAGCTTGTCCCCCGTCAACTCGATGGTTAGCTCTTCCTCTAGGATTGCCCCGGCCTTGCTCGAAGCCTTATAGGTTCCTGTCCAATCGGTGATATACCCGCCATTGCCGAGGCGTAGCGGCATGGCATAAATCTCTTTGTCTTCAATGTCGTAGTCGATGTTTAGCCAATCGCTGGACACGGCAAAGCTTAGTTTGGTGCGAATGAAGCCGGGTTTGAGCGGACAAGAGGCCATAACGACATAGCGGAAATTGTCCGGGTTCGTGTTGCCCAGGGCGAGCGAATCGTAGCGGAAATACAACTTGCCCTTGCGTGCCCATGTCGTGTACTGGTTTTGGTCGATACTAACGCTGTCCATCCAGCGGTTAGCAAGCAAACCGTTAGGGGTAAAGCTTGTATTGCAGCATTGACAGACGTAGGCCGTAATATCGTATTCGATTTCCCACGTTGCCGTAGTAATCCGCCTAACTGACAGGCTTCCGGGGAACGGCCCTCCCTTCGCATCCGGGGCCGTAATGTTCAATATCGTTACCCCGTCACTCACGAAAAGCAAATTCTTTCCCTTGCTAGTCAAGCAAGCCTTAACCCGGTTGTAGATGCTTTCCGGGGTATCGGTGCCATTGGACGGCGCTAGGTCATTATTGAAAAGGGCGGTTATCTTGATGTGGATTTCGTCATAGAGATACCCGGCCCTATCGTCGGTTAGGATGGGCTTTTGGGTGAAATCCGTGGTACGAATATCGTCAAAATCTATCCCGTTGTAAGTTAGCTCGGTTGCCATACGGTATTTAGCGTTTCATTGCTAAATACGGTATGACGATTCCACTTACCGGCACGGGCGGATTGTTTACCCGCTATGGCAAAATCTTGAAGCTTCTGGCGGACATTAACACTTTCCAGGGCACAACCCTAATAACGGATTCTGGCAACCTCTATGCCCAATACCCGGACGGTACGGCCGATGAAGCCTTGATTGACGGGCTGGACCCGGCCCTATTGTCGTCTCAGACCTCGGCCGGGGCCTACATGGGTTTCTTGCAGACCGTGGCACAGAACACGCTAACCACGATGGTAAGCGATGACCGGCCGCAAAACAGTAGCACGGACATTAACTCGGCCCTCGTCTACCTCATTAACCAGATGAAGGCCGATAGCCAAAGCGTGTTGGCGATGACGGTAGGCGTTTCGGCCTCGGCAAACTCTGGCAACACTGGCAACGGCGTTTGTGTTTCTACGTCATTGGGGCCGACAGGGGCGGCAAACGAAGATCAGGTGCCAGAGAAGATAACCATAAACTGCACGGCCGATAGCTCGACTAACAGCGGCCTTGCGGGCAACGAATCCTTTACAGCCCTCGGCGCCTATTCGGTCAATTCCTTCTCTTGGTTGTACCCGGTTGGATCGGGCGGAATTACGTCTCTGTCCGCAATCAACGCTTCCCAGAATGTCACACAAGGTACGTTGCTCAACAACGGGGACTTTGAGACTTGGACCGTGGCCAATGTCCCGGACGGGTTTGTTATCGACGTTGGGACGGCGGGAACCACGGTTAAGAAGAGTACGGCCCAGCATTACACGGGGGCGGCATCGCTCAACATCGTTGGCAACGGATCGGAATTGACGACGGTTTCCCAGACGTTCAACTTGTCGAGCGGGACCACGGGCATACTCGCCCCGCTTAGCCTCTATGCGGTTAATTGTTGGGTGAAGATGGACACAACCCCGGCCGCTGGCATATTGCGTATTGCCCTTGTGGACGGAACAAACACGGTGATTAACGATCAGGACGGGAACGCCAATAGCTTCACGCTGGCGCTTACGGGCCTCGGCACCAGCTTCACGGCCTTGAACGGGGCTTTCCGCACCCCTCAGATACTCCCCAGCACGGTCAAGCTACAGCTAAAGCTAACCACGGCGTTGACCAGCGCCCGCAACCTTTACGTTGACCGCCTCGGCCTCGGCCTCATGTCCACGCTTTACGCTGGCGGGCCTAGCTTTGCCGTGTTCAGCGGGTCCACTAACTTTTATGCGCCGGACGGCTTCCTTGCCACGGCAACCAATAGCTTTGGCGCAGCCGCAACGCAATCGACCTTTCAATGGGGTTTCGACCGGATTTTGGGTATGAAGAATTTCGGCCTATTGCTGCCGAGTAGCGGTAGCCCGACGATTAACGACAGTTTGATTAGCTAAGGCTTTGGAGGACTATGGCAAGCCCGATTGCGAGTGATATAGGTACGATTCTAGTAGCGATGCGTGAGAAACTGGTAGCGGACGGGATTTTCACTTACCCGTGTTGTTTCGTGACCATTTTGCCAGACTCGGCCCTTACTCTTCCCCCAGGCGACCACATAGCCGTTATTCGTCCAGCCCGGCAGTATGTCCGGCAAAGCGTGGTTGACGGAGCGGGAAACAACTTCCTTTGGATGGATGGAGAATTCACGGTAGCGCTTTGGAACCGTTTAGACCTCGACCCGACAGGCGAAGGCCATGCGGACGATTACATAACGGACACGGCGCTAGGCTTCACTAAACTGATAACCTGTATCACCAACAGCCTTTCCCAGCTTGCTTTGCAGGACAGCAATTCCAACTATGTGATTATCGAACCGGCCCGGCTTAACGGGTTTGATTTCGTTCCCACAATCGGGCCGGAAGGCCGAGGCGTTTGCAACACGACTTGGCAACTTTCTTGGCAAAGCCGTATCGGCTGTTAGGCAAGCGTATAGGCACAAACGACCGGCTTAAACCGGAAATTGGTAGCGATAACTGAATTCAAAAACCATGTCGGCGTTAGTCCATCCGGCTTGATCTTTGGATTTTCCAAAATCCATTTGCACAAATCGAATCGGTTCCGTAACGAGCGGGTTCCCGTTGGGGTCCGTGGGGAAATACTGGCTTAGGCTGTTGACCGTGCAGGTTAGGTAGCGAGTAAGGCCGAGGACGGAATCGGTCAAGGCATCATCGCAATGCGTGGTTTGGTCCAGGGCGAGACGGTTCCAAAGCGTTATCCTCGCCGATCCATCCAACCAAAGGACTTCATTTCCTGCGCCGTCAACGGTGATTTGCCGGACGTTGTTCGGCCCCGGAGCGATTTGGGCGATATGGTCGCACGGTGGTAGGGCAAGGGCTGGCCCGGCCACAATGTAGCAACACGGGAAACCGAAAACCCCATCCGATACCAGCTTGTCCCGAATAGCGATGAGGATACTGGACGACGTTGGGAATATCACGACCTCGGCCGAGGCGTGGACGGTACACACGCAACGAACGTTGGCGGCGCCGATCACGGCCTTAGTGCCGCTGGCGTTGACCGTGGCCACGCACGCCACGGCGGCAATTGCGTGGTGAATGGCCGAGGCCGAGGCGTTGACCGTTGACACGCAATCGAGCGTGGCCGAGGCCCGGTGAATCACGCTGGCGGTGGGCACGACCGTACACACGCAACGAACGTTGGCCGATCCGGTCACAAGCCCGGCAGCGGCATTGACCGTGCAGACACAACGAACGTTGGCCGATCCGCCATAGATGGCCCGGCCTTTGGCGTTCACGGTGCAGACGCAGCCCACCAGGGCGGCGCCGTTGTGGACTACCCCGCCAGTGGCATTGACCGTGCAAACGCAGTGGAGAGCGGCCGAGGCGTTGTGAACGGCCTTCCCGGCGGCAAGGACCGTGCAAACGCAATCCGCCGAGGCCGAGGCGTTGTGAGTGGCCTTCCCGGCGGCAAGGACCGTGCAAACGCAATCCGCCGAGGCCGAGGCACTGTGAACTACCTTCCCGGCGGCAAGGACCGTGCAAACGCAATCCGCCGAGGCCGAGGCACTGTGAACTACCTTCCCGGTGGCAAGGACCGTGCAAACGCATCCCACAGCGGCCGAGGCGTTCCGAGCTACGTTCCCGTTCGCCTGGACCGTGCAAACGCATCCCAGGACGGCCGAAGCGTTGCGAGTGGCTTTGGCCGAGGCCGAGGCCGTGCAGACGCAATGCAGCGAGGCCGTTCCCCCGTGAATAACGCTAGCTTTCGCCGTTACCGTGGCACGGCAAGCAATTGTTGCCGAGGCCGCTTGCAATTGTCCTAATCCCGACAATGGCCTGTCCGCAAGTGGTCTAAAACCTAAATCCATGCAGTTATCTATTCTCCTCGAATAGATAAGGCTATGGCTCAACAGATAACGCTAAATGATCGCATTTGGGAAACGACAACCACGACAGGCACGGGGACCGTAACCCTCGCTGGAGCAAAGACCGGCTATCAATCCTTTAACGTCGGTCTAGGTGGCGTTAATGGCACATCCGTCACCTACTGTATCACCGATAACGCCGGAAATTGGGAAACGGGTTTCGGCTCGTTCTTTAACTCGTCTGGCAACACGCTGGCCCGTGGAACGATTATCGCCAGTAGCAACGCCAATGCAGCCGTCAGTTTTGGCGCAGGAACAAAGGACGTTTTTGTAACCCTTTCGGGGGTTGTTGCTGTTCCTCCGCTTAACTACATTTCTGGCTATCAAATGTCGGCCGCAGGAGGAACTACAACCCTTAATCTGGCCGGTAGTGGCCAGTGCATGGACGTAAACGATCAATGGCTTTTTGCCCACAACGGCAACATCATAACCAAGAAACTAGCGGCCACATGGGCGGCCGGGAATGGTTCCAACGGTTTGGATACCGGCAGCCCGGCGGCCTCAACGTGGTATGATGTTTGGTCGATCCGCCAGCAATCTACCAATCTCGGCGACATAATCTTTACGTTGACGACCAATACCGCCCCATCGCCGCCAAGTGGCTACGGATTAGGCAAACGCATCGGAAGCGTATTTGCCGATGCAAGTAAAAATGTCCGTGATTTTGTGCAAGTCGGCGACTTTTTTAACTGGACAACCCCTGTCATTGATACAAACTGGAGCAGTGCTAGCGTTGGCACGGCGGTAGTGCAAACTAATCTTGCGTTCGCCCCTCCAAAATCGTTTAACGTCCTACTTAACGCCAAGTGCATCAAGGCGTCAGCATTGCCAAGCGTGCTAATCTTTTCGCCGTCTCAATTCACAACAGCCGCAAGTAGCACAAACATAAACTTATCTGTGCAGGCATCAGGAGCAACCGCAACGGGCCAACTAACGGTCTTGATGCTATCAGGTTCGGTTTGTGCAGTGAGCAGCTTGGCGGCGACCACGGTATCGCTAGAGGTTGTTGGCTGGTGGGATGATCGTGGGAAGAATCTATAAGGAAAACAGATTAGACGTTCTAAATAGGTTGTCTAACCTAAAGGGGCTGAATTATGGCCAATATGTCCGATTTCCTTGAAAACAAGCTTATAGACCAGATATTCCGGGCGCAGGCTTACACGTTCCCCGGCACGCTGTTCTTTGCTCTTTGCACAACGGCCCCCACCGATTCAAGCACGGGTGCGAGCATTGCCGAGGTTACAGGCGGTAGCTATGCCCGGCAAAGCGTGATTCCGGCGACCAACACTTTCTATTCAACGAACGGCCAGACCACGGGCGCCAGCACAGGAACGGGCGGAACAACTTCCAACGTGGCGACGATTTCTTACCCTACGGCTACGGCGGATTGGGGAACGGTTGTCGGTATTCTGGTGACGGATTCGGCCACGACAGCAGCAGGCAACGGCCTATTTTGGGCAACGTTGACCGCTAACAAAGTGGTCGGCAACGGCGACCAGTTTCAATTCTCGGCATCGACGGGTATATCGGTACAAATAGACAACTAAAGATCGGGCAAGTTTACGTTTCCATCCTCGCAACTCTGGCAATTGTCACGTTGCCAATGGCAATTCCAAGACCAGCTATCACGGCTTGCGGATTCGAGAATCTTTGGAACCTTCAAGCCCTCGGCAACCCATTGCGGGCTGGATTGGTTCCCGATGAATAGCTTTGATCCTTTGATGATCTCGGCACACTCCAGATAGTCCTTGCAATTGTGGTAGCTAACTTGCCCGAAACGCTGACAGAAATCGGCATGTTCCCGATAATCTCCGCCGACAAAAAGAATGTCGTGGCCGTATTTGTCCACAACATCGCACCAAGGAAAACGGTGGTTGTGATAGCGTGGCGACCGATGAATAACAACCTTCGCCATTGGCTTCGGCGTAGCAACGGTAAGCCACGGCCGATTGCGGTCTATGTGCGGCAACTTGAGCCAAGCACAGTGCATATCGGCGAGGTTAAATCCTTGTCGCCAGTTTCGGCGCCATTCGTCCAGGTTCTTGCCTACAACCCCGTTTGATAGCTCGCATTTGTTACACCACGGCTGAGCCTCGATTAATGCTTTAAGGGCCTCTAATCGCTCTACCGGCTGGCGCCAATGTCGATGAGCGTTGCGGTTCAAGTAATAGTCAATTGGTTCGCCCACTTGTGCCATTGCCGAAAGACTGGCCAGCGTGTCCCCAATACTGCCCCCATGCGTGAACACGGTCCCCATTTTCGGATACCGTTTCGTCTTTTTGATCCTTACTTGATTGCTCGCCGTTACCTCGATTTCAGCATTAGCGAACCGCTCTTTTATCGCCTTTGTTACCCCCGGTGTATCTGGCCAATCCCAATCATCGAGCAGCATGGCGCCGCCCTCGACCATGCGGGGCCAAAAGAAATCCAGGGCATCGGCGGTAGACTGGTATAAATCTCCGTCAATGTGGACACAAGCAAACCTCAAGTGATTCAGACCGGCGGTAGTGGCCGGGAAGAATCCCGGATGAAATTGCACGTTTTGCCCGGCAAGGTATTTTCTGACCTCGGCTTCGCTGGCGGCAAACTCGCCCTTGTGGTGGTTTCCCCCGTCTCCCGGAAGGCCAGCAAAGGTATCGAACAAGTGCAGGGCCTTCCCAGGACACGCCGAGGCCATTAGCTTTGCCGATCCGCCTCGGAAAACTCCCATCTCGGCCAAATCCCCCTCCAGCCCGGCAACGGATTGAACCGCTTCTATCATCGCCAAGCGGCGGGCATGGGGCAGCACGGCAACCCCGTCCACCACTTTCGCCACATCGTTGTTAGTCATTTCACAACCTCCATGTATCGTTCCCATGTCCGTTCCCGGAAAGCGTTGATTTGCTCACTCGTGGCAAACCCCGAAACGTCCTTGAAGTGATGGACCAAAGGCAAAACCTCGGCAAACGGTTCTCTTGCTCCCGTGATTCGCAAATTGTCCTTGTCCGCCACCAGGGCGGCGGGGCTGCCGACAGACAAAGCCCCTATTGCACCGTGCAACCGGGTAGAAACGACCTCGGCATATTCGGCGTAGCGTTCAAGGTATCGCTCGGGCCGGAAATCGTAGAACGTAGGGCCTAGCGTTCGCAGCCAGGAAAATTCATTCTTGTAATGGGCGATTAGATCGCCCTCTTTGTAGGTTGCTCGGAAATCGTCAACCAAACGCTTGGACACGCTTTGATTAAGGATTTCATGGTTCTGGACGATATAGGCCCGTTTCTTTCGCCTTTCCCCGGCAACGGGAACGCCAGCAAATAGAGCGGGGCAAGGCAGCAAGTGGCCCCCGGTTTCCTCGGCGGTTAGCCTGTCCCGTGCGATCACCAGAGACTTGCGGACCACGGCCTTTTCGACCTCGGAAAGATGGTTCGGAAAAGGGGAACCGATGCCAAGGTAAATGGCTGGGGTGTTGGTTTCGTGTAGCAACCGATAGACCGGCCGAAGTGTTGACCCGTACCATTCTGGCGTACCACAGAATAGCACTAGATCAATGCCTTTTGGATCGACGAAATAATCGGCAAGTTGTGAATCGTTAAGGCCCGGCGAGCGGTTGTAGACAAGATAATTGTGGTCCGATCCGCAAACCGCCTCGAACAATCGCAGGCAACCCAGGCGGATAATATCGTCGCCTTTATTCCAGCCTATTGTGGTTGATAGCAGAACGTTCAAATGCCCCCCAGCAATGTAGTGATTGTGTCCGTCAGACTCTTGTGAGACTTCCAGCCCCATTTATCATGTCCTATCGGCAGGATAGACGTTTTGGCGTGGTATTCCTCGGGGACGTGCTTGCATAGCCCATCTTCGCCAACGATTAAAATAACGTCTGCCCATTGGCAAAGCATGGCGACCGTTTCCGGGTTAGTTCGGCTCAATCCGATGGTCAACACGTTGCGATAGCCTCGCTCGTTTAGGGCGGATTTGCAATGCACGCTGCGATTGTATCCGTGCGAGCAACACGCCAAAACCTTGTCAGTTTTGGTCATTTCTTCGCCTTGCCGCAGCCGCAACCGCCCTTTTTAAGTGTTGATTTCAATTCGGCAAGTTTCGCCCGTTGCTCCTCGACGGTAGGCTTTTTGACGTTTGCTGCCGCTCTGTCCTTATGCCTCTTTAGAAGTCTTTCGCTAACGCTGATAGGTTTGTCTGGCATCATTGTGAATTCCCTCGCTTCTTCTATGGTGTCTGCTTTAACGTGGTATATAGGCCCATTGCAAACACGTTTTGCGATTGCTTCCGAGGCCGAGGGGTGCCACATAACCAAAATGGCATTTTCCATTGACGCTACTTCCCATTGCAGTTCATGGACCCATTTGCGGAGTCTCGTTGTCGGGTCCGGCTGGCCGAATGCGTCGATTAGGCCCTTGTCTATGCCCGTGTTTGCGTCCCGATCAAAGCCGATATGCCAGCCCTCGGAAAACATCCCCTCGGCAACGTGCCGAGGCCCTTGGAAAATAATCATCGGGGCTTTCGGGTCCGGTGGGTCGAAACACTTGCGGGGATTGACCCGGCCGTTAATATCGCTCTTGCTTTGGTCTTGACAGATCAAAAACGGGCTAGGTGCATAGATGTTAAACCGGCTTTGGATACCCTCAATCTTCCTATCTTTGGCCCCGCCCATTAGCCAATCGCAATGGTAAACGGCCTCGGGCTTAGTCCAATGGCGGTATAGCTCTCGCATGTACCGGCCTTTGACCGAAAACGCATGGGTACGCTGCACGTTCAAGCAACGGCGGACCCCCGGCTTGATTAGCTTCGATCCTGCCCCGTAGTTAATGGGTTGTCCGCCCAACATGAAACCGTCAAAGTCTGGCGGAACGGCTTCAAGAAACTGCTTTACTCCCTCGGCAAAGTTAGGCCGGAAAACGGCATCATCCTCAAGGCAAAGCAAGTGGTTCACCCCGTCCATTAAGGCCATTTCAAGGACACGTTGCCAAGAGCGTAGGCAGCCGTAGGCGCCGCCCCCGCTCTGAAAACCGTCCGGCACTCCCACTTTGTTCCCATCGACGGCGGCAAAGACCTCTGGCGTGCGGAAAGGCCATTGGGCCTTTTCTAGTTCTTGCCAAAAGGTAGCAAGCCTATCGGGGCGGCGGGCAAGGTTAAGGACAACGATTCTGTCAAAGGTAGATTCGAGCGGCATACGCTACATATCCATGTGCCAAATCAGATTACTTATGGCGGCATTCCGGTCAATCTGGATACCCCGGCCTTAACAGAGTTCTTAGGCAAGTATTTGCCCCTGGAAGATACCGTAATCACCCTCGGCGAGCGGGTTTATCCGGGTCCACGGCTATTATCGCTCACCAGACCTCTGCACAACGTTGACCGGCCTCGCCTCAAGATCGGTCAGTTTTGGTATCCGGTCGGAATGAGCCGATGGTCTGAATGCCATCTAATCTTGACGGATGACAATTACAGCCAAATCCTCGGCCTCGCCTTTGACAACCAGGGCGACCCTTTGCCCAACGCTTTGACCCTCGATCAAAACGGGGTCCAAGTCACTACGCAATTGTTCGTTTTGGAGATTCGGCCGATTAGCCGTATCGGGACTCAACCGGCTTGCTACCTAATGACGTTGGTAGACGAACGGTATTTCTTTCAGTTCAGCTTTGCGTCATTTGTAATTTCCGATTCCACAAAATGGACGGACTTAATCAAGGACGTTGCCAGCGCCCTTAACATCACCTACACGCACGACAGCATACCAGCGGCTTACCTAAAGCCAGAACCGGAATCGGACCTCAAATCGCATTACGAGAATGCCGCTTTGCTGGCGGACGGGCTGGCGGGCAATGTGGGAATGCGGTGGGTTCGGAATCTTGATGGAACCTACAAACTAATGTCCGTGGCCACGGCCCAGGAAATCGTAGCGGCTAACATGCCTTCCGTTTGGGAAGCGGGTGGCGATGCGTTGCAAGATAGCGTTTTGCTCAATGCCCAATTGCCGCAACGGGTCCATGTGTCTTTTCTCAAGTTTGCCAATGGGGCCTATGTCAATCCTGATACGGACCATTTGCCATACCCGAAAAACACTGGCGATGAATACGGCGTTTCGATTCTGCTAGACACCGTGCCGGGCTTTGAAGACTTTGAGGGTTTCACGGGGTCCAAGAGTTTCCACGATACCGCTAAAGCGATTTATAGCGACCTCGATAGCCCGCCGACGAACGCAAGCACACTCCGGGCTTTGGCCGTGCAAATCGCCACGGACTATTACGGTTGGGCGAATGATGATTTAGACCAAAGCTTCCCATTGTTGGCGTGGCCGACGATGGAGGGGAATCACGATGTTAGCTGGCAATGGGACCAAAATGTAATCCTAACTCGTGTCCAATCCTTCCCCATCAATTACGGCGTGGAAGAGTTGTTGCATTCGGCTGGCGAAGACCCAATTACTACGGGCTGTTGTCCGATTGTTGCGGTTATCACGGGGGGCAATCCTAGCGACGGTTGGGATTGGTGCGCAGCGGAGTTAAACGGAAGTTGCGGCTATACCGAAACGCACAATTGCGGCCATTCGGCTTGCAATCTGTACGGCGGATTGGTTGCCATAGGCCAGCTAGTCCAGCTTTTCCCCTATTACTCTGGCGGATTGCCGGGCTATTACTTCGCCTTTTGCTGCCCGATTGAGGAACCGTCTAGCTCCTCATCGACCTCGGAATCCTCGGAATCGTCTTCCTCTAGCTCGGAATCTGAATCTAGCTCGTCTACCTCGGAATCTGGCTCGCATCCGTCAACGTGTCCGCCATGCTCAAACCCGTGCGAACCGGGCGGTACAGCGTGCGATTGCTGTTGCTGCCCAGGCGGTAGTACCGGCGCTTGGCAATTCAACATCCGCACAACGGGCGTTGATTGCATGGATGGGGGTTATCTCCTCTGCTACCAGGGCGGGTGCGGGTGGTCCGGTTGTGGTACTGGCGGCGCCACGGCAGCATTAGGCTATGACCATGATTTGGGTCAATGGATTCTGACGATTACTTACGGCGATGCCACGCTTACTTATGCCCTCGATAGCGATTGCGATTGCGGGTCTAGCTCGTCGTCGTCAAGTTCCTCGGAATCGAATAGCTCGGAGTCAAGTAGCTCGTCGGTCGAAGCCCATTGGTATTGCCTTGAGCCGCCTTCTAGTTCGTCGTCGTCGTCAAGTAGTTCGGCTGCGCCACCTTCGCCAGTGACGTTTGAGTGTTGCGGTACTGAGGTAACGGTAGCTTCGGGACAACTCAAAGCTACATGCACGGCAAGCGGCGGTTGCGGCTGCATTAACGGTGCGTCGTGCATAATGACGTGGGACGGTTCTACGTGGAATGGCGTAATCAATGCGTGCGGCGCTAGCTTTGGCTTGCAAATGATATTGACGGGTGGAACGTCGTTTTGCTTCGAGCTTAACATTTTGTGCAATGGTAGCTCTATCGGCGGTTCATCATCGTTGGTTAGTCCAGTGTCTTGCAACCCGCTTGACATTGTATTTACCGAGCAAGGAATGGAGGAATGCGGGAGTTGCGGGGCGCTTAGTTTGTATACGATTACGGTAACAGAGGTGTAAATGTGGGATTGTAAAGCGTTGAACTTTATGGGTCTGGTGTCGTCGGCTAATGTACCGAATCCGCCTACTGACGTGGAGATAAGCCCCTCTGGCGGTATCGGTGGTTGCGCCTGCATCCCGTGTCCGCATTGCCCGCATATAACGGACACGCTTAACGTTAATATATCGGTGATTAGCGGGGAATGCCCGTGCTTGGACGGGGCCAGTTTTACGATTGGCAATCCGTCCATGCACATTATTGTTGAGTGTTTAGACCTCTGGGAAGGGACTTACGATTGTGGCGGGGGCAATCTCATCGTAATTGATATGGTTTGCGGCAACCCTTCGGAGCTAATTATCTTTTGCGGTTTCGGGGGCTGGCCGAACGGCGGCGACATTGAACTGATTTCGGGGAATGGTGACGACACCCAAGCAGTTCCTAATTGCGACGGCGGTTTTAGCTGCACTTGGAATATGACGATTGAAGACGGCTCGACCCCATGCCGTTGCGGTGGGGCGAAATTGCAAATAACAGTAACTAACGGGTAAGGTGGTATATGGCATGTTTTCTTTTGACGGCTGCGGAATTAGCTTCGATGCTGGCCGAGGGTTGGACCCAGGTAGGCGGGCCGTTTGCCTCGGAATCGACGTGCGTGGCGAATTGTACGTTTTCGTCATGTGACGGCGGCGGGGTCGATCACGGTTGCGGCCAGCAAGGTTGGCTAATGGGCGATGATGGGATTTGGGCATGGGACGGCGAAATCTCATGCACTTGCGGCACCCCGAATTATCCGACGTTCGGCAGCCCTCCGGGCGACCATACCACTACTTATTGCTGCCCGTAGCGCAACAAAAAACCCCGCTTCATGCGGGGTTGATTGGGCAAGGGTTATTCAATTGACCTTACAGCGGCGCAGCCAGACTTTCCCGCCGCTATCTCCGTCGCAATATCCCTCGACCGTAATTAGATCGCCTACGGCTGGCGTTAGCTCGTCCGAACACTCGCAATGGGTGTTGCTGTCAATTACGACGAATAACGTCCCCTGATGCTCTCTGGACAGGTTAGTAATACGGCCTCGGATCGTTACCTTGCGACCGATCAGGCCGTTTGCCTTGCTGCTAATCTCGTCGGCGGTGTATGGGGGAATCTCTTCGATTGCCTCATCTGAAATCCACCATTCCTCAGCGTTGGGCAAACGGATCAAGGCCCGATCTTCCCGCCGCTCGACCACGGTTACTTCCTTCGGGGCGAGCGGAAAGACCTCTCCTTCCTTGAGCCATTCCCGGAACCGCTCGTAAGACTCGTCACTCGGCAGCTTCCGGTGTGCCATGTACTTGGACAGGGCCTCGGGGGTTTTGGCGCCCATTGTGGCCTTGATGCGGACGGTTTCCCCCGGCGTCCGCACGGCCTCGGGCCAGGAGCAGGTAAACCAGATGACGACGGCGGCGGTGGCCACGGCGACGACGATAGCAGCGGCGACACTTTTCATGGTGCGATTCCTCGGAGATGTGGCATTGACCGGCCGAGAGGGGACCGGGCGAGAGAATTGTCCGAAGGGTTGTACATGTACAACCAGCTGTACAAACGCAAGTCAGCTGCGCAGCTGGACATGGGATGAAAGAAATACCGGGGGAAAGGTGGTGGAATGCTGGGCGACAGGGCCAGACTCTTGAGCCGCTGGCAAGGCGTTGCGGGTATGCCTCTCTCTTGTTGGCACCAACTCTATGGGCCAGACTCTTGAGCCGCTGGCAAGGCGTGGCGGGTGAACAAAGTGGCAATGTAGTAAGCGATATGGCTGGGCCAGACTCTTGAGCCGCTGGCAAGGCGTGGCGGGGATGTACCGCTCAAAAGCGCCATACAACCTGCTATGGGGCCAGACTCTTGAGCCGCTGGCAAGGCGTTGCGGGTGGAATAGTTTGAGTAGCGTTTCTTCATACGTTTTGGGCCAGACTCTTGAGCCGCTGGCAAGGCGTTGCGGGGGCCGGTGCCCAGCGTAAGTATGAGCTATTGGGGCCAGACTCTTGAGCCGGGGCCAGACTCTTTAGCCGCTGGCAAGGCGTTTGACCCATCACTTACAAAGGTTTTCAGCGGCGTTAGAGTCAATGTCCCAACGGGCGCCACAACCTTCACAAGTGTGGAATTGATCTCGGCCACGCTTGCAAATCACCCCACAAGCGGCACAAGTGTTTGTAATGTCCTTTGCCGAATACTGGACCACATTAGGACCGAATATCTTAACTAGCGTTTCGTCCAGGTGGCCGGGGCTGGCGGTGCGCCGATAGTGAATCTTCCCCTTGTCCTTCGGTTCCTCGGGTTCCGGGTCCGTCCCCAGCCCCGCCCAATCCACTTCACAAATCCGTAGCGCCTGATACTTCCTGTAAAGGAATAGGGCAAACTTGCGGTACAAGTCCTTGCGCCAATCGCCCATCTTTTCCCTTTGATTGCTCTCCCATTCGTACAAATGCCGTTCACGCTTCGCCCACGCTTCAAGCCGTTGGAAAATTATTTCGTCCCCGGCAAAGCGATTTGCGGACCAATACCGATGGACCCCGGATAGCTTCCCCTTGCTCTTCCAGTGGCCGAGGTTTGCAAGCTTCTCCCTCAACTCATCGGGACAAGCGTTAGCCGTCAACCACTGGCCTAGCTCGGCCCGGATCGAGTCAAAGCCGGGGATATTGGCAAAGCCATTGACGGGCTTGTCCAAATCCCTAACGCTTCTCAACTCCTCACAAATCTTAAAGCCCTCTACTTGGCGCTCGGGGAATACCAATTGCCAGCCGTCAACGGTCTTTTGGACGTATTGCGTTAGCTCGGCGGGTATCGTGGCGTGTCCGGTTGGCCCGTTTGCATCCCGCCAGTATGCAACCCGAAGCCCGTCCGGGTTGCCTTCAATGTCGTAGAGACGGCGATAGCCGAGGTTAATGCCGACGTAGGGGGCGATATAGGGGGGATTTCTCTTAACTGGCATATCCGCTTTGAAAGTGAACTGTAACGACCAGCGCCAGTTAATCCCCTCTCTCCGGCTGGAGAGGGTAAGCCACGTTACCTTAGCGTCAACGGGTATCGGTCTGTGCATGAGGAACGGGATTTTGACCCGTGTTCCCGCCCGGTCAACCCTCATGTCGGCCACAAGATGTTTACGGCCCGTGGTGGCGTTCAAATGCCGTTGGAATTCCTTCGGATCGGCTGGGAAGGGGCCGAGGACGGGCTTTCCGTCGTGCGTTGTAATTTCCAAATCGCTACACTGGCCGAGCAGAATTTCGCCCCAGGTCTTTGCGCTGGCCCCCTGGAAGTGCAAGCGTAGGCTGTTCCATCGGCGGGAATTGGGCGGGGGGCCGTTGGTCTTCACGGACTCGTCGATAGCCTGATACGTGCCGAAAAACAGCCCGGACTTTGCCCGAAGCCCTTTCCCCTTGCGCCCTTCGCCCTTCGAGTTAATCGCCAGCGCCCAGGACTTGTTAATCTTGGTGCGGAATGCGTCCCAAATCGGGTTAGGGGGAGTAATCACGTTGCCTTGCTTGTCCCGCTGACCGTTCAAGGCAATCGTCGTTTGCTTGATCTTGTCGTAAATGGGCTTTAGCTTCGCCCGGACCACGGCCTTAGCGGCTTTGAGGCCAGCGGCTTCATCCGTGCCCCGTTTGCGTTTCAGGGAGTTGACCCGCCGAATATCGTCGTCCAGCTTGTCCCGCTCTTGTTCGAGCGTGTCCCGCTCGGCCTTGAGGGCGGCAAGATCGGGGAAGAGACGGCTTTGGCCCCGCTCTAGGACGAGGCGCCGCTTTAGCTCCAGCCCCACCAGGGCGGACTTATAGGCACGGGCCTTGCGTAGCTCGGTGACGACGGGGGCCAGCGTGTAGGGGTTTAGGCACACTACGCCATATTTGTAGACGAGAATTGAACTTACGGTAGAATTATCCACGGTGTTAGCTCCAATTTATTATTTTCCAAAAGGGCCAGACTTCGGGCCGCTGGCAGGGCATCGCACTACTACGAACGGGCCTCGGGGAAAAAGGTTCACCGCTTTTTCCGGTAGGCCGCATGGGCCAGACTTCGGGCCGCTGGCAGGGCCTAGAACATTAACCTAAAGGTCGGGCCAGACCACCGACTGTACGGGGGCCAAACTCAAAGCGGCTGGCAACGCTTAGCGATTCCACGGCTTGAAACCGATCTCCTCGGCGAGCGCATCGACCGCCTTGCGGCTTGCCTCGATCTCGTCTAGCTTTAGCTGCGCATCAATTGCGTCTCTCAAGGCTACTAGCTCCTCACGGGTCAACCCGTTAAACGACGTTTGGACTACCGCTTTGCTGTCGTCCCGACTGTCCAGGTTTTGCCGGGCCTCTAGCCGATAGCTCCCCTCGTATTGTCCTTTAGCGACTTCGGAATAGTTGCTCGTGTCGAGCCTCGCAACGCTGAAAGCAATATCTCCGCAAAACTCCCCTGCACAACCTCGGCGGAAAATATCCAAATGGCGGTTGCCATGCCCATAGCTTGCCGTGATGTAGCGCATAGTTTCACTTTCACTTTTTGAAAAACCGGGGCCTAGACACAATCGGCGACGGGGGCCAAACTCAAAGCGGCTGGCAACGCTTGGACCGGGGGCAATCGGGTTCCCTCACTATCACCCCCGCCGGGCCTCTTGCCGGGTTTATAAGCCGTCCGTGGGGCCTTCCGTGGGGTTCTTTTCATGGCGTGGGCTTGAAGTCGCCCCAAATCTCGTGGAGTTCTTCGTTCGCTTTTGTCCATCTGCAACACTTCACCATTAAACCCCAGACCGCCCAGCTTGTAAAGGCTACTTTCGCAATCGCATAAATTGTGCTTTAAAGCCAAATTGGCCCGGCAAGCGTTAGCTCTTCGGTTTGGCGCTGGGATGTGAGATTTTGAAATGTGAAAACGTGGAGCGTATAATAAATTGACGTTTGTTTTCCTTGTATCGGTAGGCCCTCGGCGACGTGTGACGCCGGGGGCCTATTATATTGGTGAATAAAAAACCCCCGCCCAACAAGGGCAGGGGTTCTTAATTAGAAAGGAATGGAATGGGCAATGATAAGCTAGTGTCCATGCCTCGGGAATATCTAGCCCCTCAGCATCCGAAATAATTCCTCAGTGGTAGGACAGCGGCCGACAATCGGCTGGGCGCCGTGGCCATGATGCCACGCATGGCATTCATTGCATAATACTTCTAGGTCTTCTAACGCTTCGTGGAACACACGGGCATAAGTCTTATGGTGGACTTCCAGGCGGATACCTTGATCGTAGGACCGCTCGCACCGTTCACATCGGAATTCACTCTCAATAAGCTTGGCGTATCTCACCTTCTTCCAGCGTGGGCTTTGAGTCAGATACAGACGGTACTTTTCCTTATATTGCACCAAATAGGTATTCTGGCATTTTGAAATTTATGGTAGGGTATTCGTCTGAATTTGAAATTTACAAACGCATTGCCTTACAATACGGTCAGGGGGTCAACACATGGGACTTACTGGTTATGTGTCACAATCGGAGCTAGGTAGACGTGTGGGGCTTTTCCCGCAAGGAATTACTTATTGGCAGGACACGGGGGCCATACCTCGGCCCTCGCATGGGATCGGCGGACGGCGCAAGTATTACACGGAATCCGAGGCCGATTGGTGTATCAAGTTGCTGACGGGCAGATTAAAGAAAGGGCTGAGAAATGCAGCTAACGAATTTTGATTGCTGGCGGGGGACGTTTTGGGAGAACGGGACCATAGGGGCGATGCCCGCAATGCCCTACGTCGATTACACCACGGGGAGCGTTTATCTTGTGGCGGACGATGGCCGCTGCTTCCTGAATATCGACGTAGAGATTGACCCGGAGAACGGCCTAGACTTCCCGGTCACTTGGCGGTGTCAAGAGTGTGAGGCCCCGCCAACGCTGGTTTCCCTCATCGCACGTTTTGCAAAACGTGCGGTATATCGCTCAATAGACGAATAATAAAATGCCAACGGCCCGGATTGGGTCCGGGCCGTTGCATCACTCAGTAGTAAACCTTTTTACGAGTATGTAGTTATATGATAAGCACAAATGGCGAAGTAAATCAAGGGCTATTGGCCCTTCCGTCCGAAACAAAGACCTTTCTAACGGCGCTCTTCGAGCCAGCCGATATTATCCTCTTCCGTCCTATTGAGACTTGGACGGAAAACGGCCTACGCAAACAAAAGGCCAAAGCATTCCACTACCCCAGCCTTAGCGAAATGCTGGGGCCGGTACAGTGGGATATATTTCAACATCTGGCCGAGCGGGAACGGGCTAACCAGTTCTTCGGCGTGTGCCCTCGGCCTCATTGGGGAAGTTGGGAGGGCGGTTGCTGGGACCGATCCGCCCACATAAAGACGGTGCGGGCTTTGTGGTCTGACATTGACGACCGCAAGCCCCAGGACGTGCTAGAAGCGTGCCGGGATGTGGACCTACCGGCGCCTTCCTTGCTTGTGTCCAGCGGTAACGGCTGCCATGTGTATTGGCTACTCGAAGAACCGTACAGAATCCCGGACGCATTCCCCTACCCGGTCAAAAAGATGAAGGTAGGCGACAAGTGGCAGGATTACTACGAGAAGGACGGCGAGCGGTTTTTCTCGATTCCTCGGCCCTCGGCCTCGGCCCTCTACATCGAATCCATCTTGCAGGGCATCGCCAAAGCCATTGGCGGGGATAAGACCACGGACCTAGCCCGGTTGCTTCGCCTTCCCGGCACGATGAACAGGAAGGATCAAAGGAACGACAGGACGCCCGTTCCTTGCGTCCTAGTTGACGCCCAGCCCGACCGGCGGTATTCCCTCGATGAGTTTACCACTTTTGGCACCAAAGCCCGGCCAGCGGCCTCTAGCGAAATGTCTGGCCCTCGCCCCACTCTTCCTATTAGCACTCCCGATAGCGTCAAAAGGGAATCCAGCCCGGAAGCCCTCGGCCGCTTGGAAGACCACATTGCAGCTTGTGAGAATGCAGCCGTGGGGGATCGGAGCGGCAAGGACTTCTCGCTAATCCGAGAAGCAATCTTCCTCGGCGTGAATCCCGATGAACTATGGGAACGGGTCAAGGACGTTGGCAAGTTTGCCGAGCGGACAAGGGAAAACTACTTCGACCCAGCTTGGCAAAAGGCCGAGGAGAAATACTGGAAGCAATCCCCTTGGCTTGATCGGCGACCGGGCCTTAGCTTCGCTGGCGCTTGGGATGAACATATCAAAATGCTCTTCGGGAAGGATGATAAAAAAAAAGCCCCCGCCCCCGGTAGCGCACCAGGGGCGCCCGGCCCGGTGAAAAGCGGCAAAGTCAAGTTGCTGCGATTCTCGGATATGCGGAAGATTGCGGAAGAGCAGGAAAAATATATCTTCAAGACGATTCTGGAACAGGGCACGCTTACCATCTTTGCAGGTTTACCCTTTGCCGGGAAAACCACAGTTCTAAATCAGCTAATCGTTTCCATTGGCATGGGTACGGATTTCTTTGGTTATGCGCTGGAAGAGCGCTGCCCCGTGGTCTTTTTGAATGCGGATCAACTCCGGGAGAAGGTTATTTATAAGCGCATAGCCCGTGCGCTTCCCGATGAGGCGGCAGCGCTGGAGATTGAGGAGATATTCAGGGCACAAGCCTTGGATTGTATGCCACAAACTGTTACGGTGGACTTTGTAAAGGAAATCATCCACGAGGCAAAGTCCATCATGGAAACTACCACAACCGGGGTGTTGATTATCGACGCCTTGCGTAATGCCTTTCTGTGCGAGCAAGAATCCGGTTCGGAAAACGATTCCGTCACCATGTCCAAGATTCTCACGCCGTTTCGCAAGATGGCCCGTGAAACGGGCTGGGCAATTCTTATCCCTACCCATTCCTCGAAGGGAAGGGACCAATACGCCGGATCGGCCGCTATTGCCGGTTGCTCGGATGCGATTTGGAACCTCATTCGAGATGAGGACAGCGATACGGCCACGCTTGGGGTTATCACTCGGGACGGGCTCTTACCGAAAATCATGGTCCGCCAAACCGAGGCCGGGCTTGTCCGGGTTAATACCGATGCCCTCGGCGACAAAACGAAAGAGAATGAGCTATCCGCTTTTATTGCGAAATTCCCCGATACGGCCCCGCTGGCGGTAACGGCTGAGGATGTGGTAAAGGCAGGTTGGGCGGGTAAGGCCAAGGACCGAACGGTTAGGAATTTAATAGAGGAAGCAAATCGGGGCGGAATGTCTCCCCGATTGGAGCGGATTGGAGGGGGTATAAAGGGTGATCCTTTTCGGTACTATAGGGCCTAAAATGATTCTTGCAAAAATGCTTGCGCCCTATAGGGAATGCAAGAATGCAAGAAAGAATTTAGCCCGGAGGGGGAAGGGTGCGCTAACGCTCCCCTCTTCCCCCGTCCTACGAGGCCGATTTGGTTGGAAGAAATAACCCAATGCAAGGAATCTTGTGGTCTTTGACTGCCTTGGCCCAAAGCTTTGCCAGCAGCTTGTAGGTCTGGCCTTGTCCGTTAGCCTAGGTCTGGCCCACGCAAGGAAGAAAGAGAAAGGCCGAGGGGTTAGCCTCGGCCTTGATCGGACCCGATTAGGGGCAATAGGACACGCTAGGACGGGTTCTCGGGCGTTTGGACGGCCTCCGGGCTACCAACGCCTAGCAACTTCTTACGCAGCCAGCGAAGGGCCTTAAAGAAGTCCTTGAGCGGTGGTTTTACGTAGCTCTTGTCGCTCATTGACCTCGGGCTATGGCCGAGGAAGTAAGGAACGTAGTACCGATAGACCTTGTGGCGGGCCAGCATAGAGGCCCCGGTCTTGCGCAGGTCCATGAGGGGCTTTTTGCACTCCAGCTTAGCCTTGCGAATCAAAAACATGTAGGCCGAGCGGACGTTATCGGTGCGGCCCTCGGCCACAAGCGGCTTATCCTTGCTCGTGAGCAAAAGGCGATTGCCACCACGGGGGGCCGGGTATTCAGCCGTAGCTTTGTACTTTCGCAACAATTCGAGCGTTTCGGGCCAAAGGCGATAGACGGACTTCGGGCCGTTCGGCGTCTTCGAGCGGGGCCGCTTGACAATCCCTTTCTCTAAATCCACTTCCAGGGTCGAAATCTCGGAAATGTCGTTGGCATAGCCGCCGATATTCAGCATGAGGAGTAGCCAAAGGTAAAACTTCTCCTTGCGGGCCTTCGCCTCGGCCAGCAGGGTACGCAACTCCTCGACCTCGAAGACCTCGACCTCTTTTTTCGTTTTCGGCAAGGACAAATCCCGGTCGTCAATATTCAGGGGCAACGGGATCAAGCCTTGCCCGGCCAGCCAGCGAACGAATTGCTTTGTAGTCTGCAAGATGCCGTGGCCGTAGTCCCCGGCCATGCCGTGCGGCTTGCCCTCTTTGGCCCGTTTCGCCACGAGGGCGAGCAAGTGTAGTTGGAACTCTTCGAGTTTGGCCCCGGTCAAGGCGTCAATCTCGAAGCCCTCGCCCAGCCAACGGGCCAGATACCCCATTTCGGTAGAGTAGGCAGCATGTCGGCCGTGGTCGATCTTCCCCGCCTCTACCTTGGTTGATTGCTTGGCAAGCCAGCGCTCTTTCCAGTGGGCGACCGTCCGATTCTCCCTCGGCTTCGATTTGGGCCGAGGGTTGGCGATCTCCTGCGCATCGGTCGTCATGGCCAGGCGGACCACGGCGGACGGGTCCAGGCCAGCGGCAACCCCTCGGCGGATCAACTCGCCCGTGGCGGCAAGGTAGGCTTGATCGTTCGCCGCTCGGCGTTCCTCGGCCCCGCTCTCGACCTCGGCCTCTAGCTGGGATTGTTTGGCAACCCACCACGCATTAGCGGCGTCTCGGCTGGCGTCTCGATCCTTCTCCGGGTCCGAAGACCTCGGCACGCCGAGGGCCTTGCAGGTCACGGCGTAGGGCTTGCCTTTGTAGTTTTTCGCCCAGCGGTGGCGGGCCGGAACCCAGGTCATCAACTCTTGTTTTTTGCCCATGATTTCGTACCCTCAGCAATGCAGCGTTACCACTGCTGCGCTCACCCGGAGAGGGCCGGGCGGCAAGTGGTAAACCGATTGTATGCTGAGGGTACGAAGTGGTAAACCCAAGTGGTAAACCAAAAGCCAAAAAACAGCCCTTTCCGTTTACCACTGTCAAAATGACAGCCATGTTTTAGGAGACGCAACCAGGGCAACAGTAAGGATTTAAGTAAATCGGGGCCGTAGCTCAATTGGGAGAGCGCAGCGTTCGCAATGGCGAACGCTTTTTTCTTGCGCCGATGGACACTTAGAAAACCCTGATTTTCAAGCCATTTGCTGAGCGATTTTGTGGTAAACCTGATGTGCCGGGTATGAATAGTAAAAGTGGTAAACCAAAGCCCGTTTTTTCGGCCTCGGTTTACCACTTTTTTTGGCCGGGAGTGTTGCAACGTAGAGGGCCAGACTTGAGCGGCTGGCAACGCTTCGAGCGTCTTGTCACCGGGCCAGACTCAAGCGGCTGGCAACGCCTCGGGCCTTCGAGCTACTTGCCCTTGGCGTACCGTTGGAAGGTTGCGGACAGGGAGCGGAAATCGTCCGGGGTTGTCTTCAGGTCGTCGTCGTACTCCATTGCAACGTCGAAAATGATTTCGGAGAGCGACCGGAGGTGATCCGGGTTGTCCGGTTCGGCCTTCACCTTGTCCAGCGCTTCCCGGCACGCTGGGATAGCTTCCAACGTGAAAGTTTCCTCCACGGCGTCAAGGTAACGCTCGGCGGCGACCAAGGACTCTTGCAAGTGAACCGGGGACAACTTGCGACGGGCCATGACAACTTCCTTTCGAGTAGGTTTTCGATTTCGTCCACTACCACTACGAACGGGCCTCGGCGGCGCAGGTTCACGGATTCTCGAAAGTTTTTCGGACGGCCTCACTCGCTTACCTTCGAGCCTTGCCAGCGGTTCGCCTCGGCGTGAGTCTGGCCCTCGGGTTGCCCGTTACATCGCCTTGCCAGCGGCTTCGAGTCTGGCCCTTTTTGAACGAGGAAACCACGCCTTGCCAGCGGCTTCGAGTCTGGCCCAGAATGAGCCAATCCATCGCCTTGCCAGCGGCTTCGAGTCTGGCCCTTGGTCGCCCTATGATTGTTGCGAAACGTCATCCACGCCCACCCCATCGCAGCCCCTCGGCCTCGCCCTCGGCCCCCTCGCCCCGCTCGAAGCCCGGCCCTCGACGCTAAGCCCTCTCCCAGCCCCGCCATCGCCACGCCGAGGCCATTGCCAGCCCGTCCTAGTCTGACCCCCTCGAAGCCCCGCCCTCGGCCCCCTAGCCCTAATCCGAGGCCGAGGGGTAGTGAACAGCGTGGGGCGGTTTACCACTTTGGTTTACCACTAGGGGGCCTTCGAGCGGCTTTGGGCTGTTTTATGCTGTTTGGTGAGAAATGCGGCAGCATAACCTATGCTGCGTTTACGGGGCAACCCCCGGCCCCTCGGCAACCGAACCCGATCTAAGCCTAAGCCCACCACAAGCGGGGCCGAGGCCGAGGCAGTGTACGGGAAAACACAGGGTAAGGGGTCGATGGGAAGCCCGATGGTCCTTGGACATATTAAACCACTTTTGGAATTTATTTTTGCGAAACTACACGAAACCGTGTCCTAGCGGTTTTCTATCCGTCCTACTCTTCTAGGACGTGCCCCGCATTCTTGATCTTTGTTCCGGGTCCGGCAATTGGTCCGAACCCTACCGTTTAGCCGGATATGAAGTAATTCGGATCGACCTACCCGCCGACGTGCGGCTAATCCAATTCGACCCCCAGCCCGTCCACGGCATTCTTGCAGCCCCGCCATGCACCTACTTCGCTGGGGCTGGCCAATGGGTCCGCAGAACCGACGACGAGTACAAATACGCCCTTTCCCTCGTGGATGCGTGTTTGCGGGCCGTGGTGATTTACCGTCCGTCCTGGTGGGCCTTAGAGAACCCCGTAGGCATTCTTAAAGCGTTGGTTAGGGCCTCCCAAATGCTGGTTTGACCCTTGCGACTTCGGAGACGGCTACACGAAGAAAACGGGGCTATGGGGTAGCTTCACCATGCCAGCGAAAACGCCTGTAAAGCCGGAAGGAAGCCTAATCGACCTACCCGGTAAGAAATCCTGCACTAGCAAGGCCGAGAGGGCAAAAACCCCGCCGGGCTTTGCAAAAGCGTTCTTTTTAGCAAACCCTTGACCCCTCCAAAGGCTTAGCTATCGCTTTAGCGGTTAGGCCGATCTTTCACGTTTAACAAAGGGGTTTCCGATGGTTGTTTACCTGTTCTACACTCGGCACAGTAGCGGGGAAGTGGTTTTGCTGTCGGTTTACAAAAAGAGCCACTATCAAGACCTTTACAACCGTGTGGCCGAGATTGCGGAGCGGCATGGGCGGCAAGTTATGGCGGGGTCCGGCCGGGTTGCTATCCAGACGGGGGACAACGAAACGGGGCAGGTTTGGTATGCGGAGCGGTGGGATTGCGAGTAGGCCAAACTCTATAGCCGCTGGCAAGGCTTGTCATATTATAGGCGAGGTTCCGTACTATTGGCTGTTGTCCGATCCATTTCCCAGGTTTGAAGGAGGTTTAGCGATGGGTGAACGTATTTACGTTGGCAAGTGTCCCGACCACGGCATTACGCAAGTGAATGCCCCGAGGGAACCGAAATGCCTGCAATGTGGCAAAGAGGCCAAAGGCAAGGGCGACTTGAGCAAGGCCGAGGTGAAAGAGGCCGAGGCGTTGGCGGCAAAGATCAAGGGCGAGGGGGCCGAAGCCCCGGCCAGCCCGGCAGCGGCGGCAAAGCCCTCGGCCGTCTCGATTGTCAAGGCAGCCCCGGTCAACGGCCCCGGCCTCGGCGACCTCGTAGGCCAGGTGGAAGCGCTGGTTAAGACGTTCGGAGCCGAAAAGGTAGTCGAAGCGGTGAAATTCGTTGGCGGCAACAAGTAAGCCCCTCAGCCCCGATTCAAGCCTCGGCGTTCCCTCACGCCGAGGTTTTTTCATGCGCCGATACTACCTAAGTTAGTCCAAACCCTAGAGGCGACCTAATGCAGAACTATTGGATTCACATGGCGGAAATCCGCCGAGATATTCAGGATTACGAAAAGTGGCTTGCCGAGGCCCCAATCGGAACGACTATCGGAGAAAACTACCTCATCGGCCGCAAGTTTGTGGTAGCGGGGCACGTTTGCCGTGACCTCTTATCGGCCGAGGGCGAATTAGTAGACGTTATGATTTTGGGGCTGTAAACCCATGAACGTATACCAACTCGATTTTCAGCCGTATAGGATCAAACCGCCGAGGAAACCGCCAACGGTGTCAACGGCCACGGCCGACGACGACAACCGGCCAGAGCTACAAAGACTCGTGAAGGCGCTTAGGGACACAATCGAGCGAATCCCTTTGCAGATCAAGGCGGGGCAGTAATGACGGCTAGGCCGTGAATAGTTGCTTTCACGGAATGCCCCGCACAAAGGGCCGGTTGCCATAACAACCGGCCTTCCTTTGTTTAACAACCTATGGGCCAGACTCGCCATATACCGGACGGGGCCAAGCTTAGCAACCGCTGGCAAGGTTTTGAGTACAGCTAACAGGGGGCCAGGCTTTTTATTGTTGTCCTATCGGCCAGACTAAGCTTGTTTCCCAAGGGCCAGACTCTTCACGGATAGGGCCAGACCACATCTATTAGCAGGGCCAGACCACCAGGGCGATAGGCCAGACGAAACATTTTCGCAAAGGGCCAGACCGGGCTAGACATTTGCGGGCCAGACTCACCATTAGGCCAGACTAGACTAGAACAAATGTTAAGTTTTTGGGCCAACTTCAAAAGATAGCCGCTGGCAAGGCATACGTTATTCTACGCAATCAATTCATCAAAAGCACGTTGCCACGCTAACCGGCCCGGCCCGTCCCATGAATATTCAGCGGCAACCCGTTCGTAGGCCGCAAGGGCAAGTTGTGCCCTCATGTCCTTATCCTTCGCCAAAGAGTAAACCAATTGTGCCCAATCGCCAGCTAACAGCCCGTCTATCCCGGATCGAATGCAGCGATAAGGCCCCACTGGCGAAGCTACCGTCACCGCCCCCAACATGGAATACTCCAGCCATTTCACGTTAGACTTACTGGCATTGAAGATTTCGGGCCGTAGTGGGGCGAGGCAAACGTCCGGGGAAAGTTGCTGCAAGGCCGAGTAGTACCAAGGAAATTGGACCGGCTCAACAAAGGCCACTTGCCGATGATACGCCCGGACCTTGCCCAGCAACGAACCGATAACCCGGTGATAGGCGGTTAGCTCTTCCGGTATGTCGCCAAAGAAAATCACTTCAATGTCTTCGGGCATCCACGAAATCAGGTCTAGGACAGGATCGGCGAGCAAGTCCAAATCGCCACGGTGACAACCCGAACCGGCCCAGAGTACCCGCAACTTCTCGCCCTTTGGCCCCGGCCCCTTCCAATCGCCCAGGTCCAAGAGGTTCGGACAGACACGGACATTCTCTCGGCCGATTTGAGCCGCTAGGGCCTCGGTGGACACGATAATTAGGTCCGCCAGGTCCAACGCCTCTTTCAATCGGCCCATGTCGTCCCCGGTGATGAAGTGGGCGCCAGGGTTCCAAAGCGTGGGATTCCAAAAATCGTCGTCTAGCTCCCATCCGATCCGCACGCCAGCGGCCTTTAGCTCTCGGACCAGGGCGAGGCCCGAGGGCTTTGGAATGCGGTGGAACACCACGGCCGAGGGCAACCCCTCGACCTCATCGGCCAGCGTTACCCCGGTGCAATGGCGAGCGGGAAGCGTGGCCCGATAGTACCCGCAAGCGCCCTTGTCGCCAGTGGTCATAATGATTTGATTCATAATTTGAAGGAGTAAACGCTATCTAAGTCTATGCAAAGATGGCGCAACAAATATCCAGGCTTCTCCGATGAAGCTTACGACGCAATGGACCGGGCGAAGTCCGGCCCCATTCCAAAGAGCAAACACGACGAGGCCCTAAAGCTTTGGGGCGAGGGCAAATCCCGTGATGAAATCGGCAAGGCCCTCGGCTTTAGCAGCGCAGCGCTTTTCATTTCTCGCAAACACGATCCCCACTTTGCCGAGCTATGGAACGAGATTTCAAGCAAGCGGGTCAAGCAAGTAGACGACAAGCTAGTCGAAACGGTACTCAAGGGCAGTCTGGAAATCCGTACTACCCGTGTGCCGGTTCTGGACAGCGACGGCAAGCCGCTTTTCGTCAACGGCACGCAACGGTTTTACATTTCAAAGATTGAAGAAGTCCAGCGGCCAGTAAGCCCCGAGCTATTGCAATTCTTCCTTCGCAATCGGTCCCGCATGTACGGTGCCGAGGGCGAATCGAGCGGCGCCGACATGATTGGCGTAGAAGACTTGCGCAAGTCCATCGACGACAAGCTAAAGGTATATGCTGGCACAGCATGAAATAGACTGGATTGTGAAGCACGGGACACGTAAGCAACTTCTCGCTTTGGACAAATATTTGTCCAATCCGCTTTTTGCTTGGAAGCCCCGCCCGGACAAACTCGACCTTAACGACGAGCAAGCCAGTTTCCTCAACAATCAAGACGAGGGAATCATGGTTGCCATCGGGGGGACGGGTTCCGGCAAATCGTCCGTTGGCGCTGTGAAGACTGCCCGATACTTGCTCTCAACTCCCCCGCCCGTGGACTACTGCCCTTGGTGGATAGTTAGCGTCAATCTCGAAATGGCAAGCGGAAACTGTTGGACCCAAAAGCTACGCCAGTTCATCCCCGAGACGGACATAGAGGGAATCAAATGGAACAACCTAACCAAAGCCCAGCCGCTAAGCGTTAGGCTCAAGCCGCACGCAAACGGGAAGCGATATATAATCGACTTCAAAAGCGCCCAATCTGACCTTATGGGCTTGCAGGGAACGGAAGCGTATGGGGTATGGGTTGACGAATACGTCCCAATGGAAATTCTCCGAGAGGTTCAAGCCCGTGTGCGAGTGAAGAATGAAGACGGTACAACCCCGAGGGGTTCATTCTTCTACACGCTAACCCCCATGATTTACGAACCGGAATTTCAAGAGATATACGACGATAGGGAGAATCGGGCGGGCTGGAATTTCTACCATCTTAATTCCGAATGCAACGAGCATTTGCCAGCGGGATACCTCGATAGACTTTGTGAAAATGAGTTAGATGAGCGGAAAGCTACTCGAAGATACGGCGCATTCGCCAGCTTTACCGGCGCCGTGTACCCCATGTTTAACACTAAATTGCACGTTTGCGAGCCATACCCAATTCCTAAAGAGTGGCGAACGTGCCGAGGGCTTGACCCAGGGCTAGGCAAAAAGTTCTGTTGCGTTTGGGCCGCTAAAGACCCGTTTGCGGATCGGTGGGTTATTTACGATGAATACTGGCAGGACGCAACCACGTTCCAGCAACACGCCGAGAACATAAAGAACCGTCACCCCAAATTTGAGGGAATGACGTACATAGACCCGGCCCGGCCCGACGTGCGGGACGAACTAGCCTTTCACGGAATTACGTCCTACAACGCCGTGCGGGCCGTAGAGCTAGGGATTAACGAAGTCCGCCGGTATATGGCTTGCCATCATACGGGCGAGCCAAAGCTACACGTTTTCAAAAATTGCGAGCGGCTAATCAAAGAAATGAAGGGGTATCGTTGGCACCCGATGAGACACGGGGAACCCGTCAAGGAAAATGATGATGCGGTAGACTCGATGCGTTATGCGTTGGCCTCGGATCGGCACGACGTAAACCCGAAGATCGGCCAGAGCAAAGCCCCGCCAAGATTCAAGCTTGCTTACTAGGTTAGGGTATGACAAACCTATTTGACAGAACCCCCGAGGAACACGCCGAGGGCCGCAAGGACTTTCTCGAATCCTATCCCGGTCAAGTGTCGATCACGTTCACGGCCGATGAAGTGGCATCTTTGCTTTCAGTGGTTGCCCTCAGCGAATGCCATTGCCGCACGGCATTACTTGGCAAACTGGCGTTGGCAATGGCTTCACGGAAACTAGGACGAGAAGCTTAAATAACGCATGGCATTCAAAGGCTTCATCGGAAAGTTAAAATCGTTCCTGTTCACGGGCGGCAAGCCTGTCAACGACTCGGCCCCGCCTAACATAGTGGACGAACGCAAGCCCGATGCGGCAGATGAGTGGATTTTTAATGGACAGTGGTTGATGTTTCGCTCATCGGACGTAGACGAGGCCCGATACTTCCACGATGAACAGCTATTAGAAATCAGCTTCCTTAGCGGCAACTTGTGCCAATACCCTAACATCCCGGTTGAAATGGCGAGGGAGTTCTACCACACGGCCAGCCCAGGGCGTTGGTGCTGGGATAACCTTCGCATTCCAGAAAGGGAGTTTGTCTACATAACCTTTTCGGGCCGTAGTCCGAAGAAGGGTCCGAACGTTATCCGCAACTTGTCGGCCACGGAACGCCGAAAGCTTGGGATTTAAGCCGAGCGGCATCGGAAGCCCTAATGCCCGGAGCGATAAAATCCTGCATCTCATCGTAGGTGAATTCATCCATTTTCACGGCATTGCATCGCTTGCAGCACGGGACCACGTTTGTACGGTGATAGCCAACGCCCGGACTCATCTGGTCAAGGCCGTAACCCGTTGGGTTTAATGGTCCGCCGCAATAGTCGCACGGTTGGGAAATGATGGCGGTGTATTCCTCCCTTGTGATTGTCCAGGGAAGGCCACGGCGTTTAGCGGAATCCCTACCCCGTCTAAAACGAATCCCAATATCGCCATAACGTGCCAAGCATTTCTCGCATTCTTGCTTGCCGGGGTGTTTGGGAAACTTGCCACAGTATGCGCACAGACCCACAGCAAGTCTGTCCGCCCGGAGTTTTGCGGCTTTGAGCCGTCGTTTCTCGGCACATTCTGCACAGAAGAGTATGTCAGGACGTGCAGGTTTCCGGCAATCGGCGCATTCGCCCTTGTCGCATCGGTCCTTGTAATACGCCCGGTGATATTCCTTCTGATACGCTTTGTATTCGTCAGATGATTTATAAGGCATGTCTTATTCTATTACGTTTGGTGATAATGCAGCATACATAATTCCATGACTGAAAGCAATGGCAAACCACATATAACGTTTCCGCCGGGCCGTGGCTCTTATTCCATACCGACAATACAACAGGCGCTCGGCATCTATAACGTCGGCCTTGCACGGCTGTTTCGTAATCCAGACGAAGCTTACATAAACGACCGCACAGCGGCCGAAACAATGCTCAATGATCTAACCATCATGGAGCCATTGAACAGCCGCATTATGGCAACGGCCCTTTTGCCGTGGCACATCCAGCCCGAGGACGCCCGCCAGCCCGAACAAGTCCAGGTGGCAAAGACCATTCAAGGCATACTCGAAGAATGCCCCGAATTCGTCAAGCTACGTTCATCCCTCTTGTGGGGCATTTGGTACGGATCGGCTGGCATACAGGTTCGGTATCGCTTTGACTACCGCAAGGGCCGACGTTTAGTTATCGAGCAATTTCAGCCAATCCACGGGGATAGCATCCGCTGGCGTTGGGACGAACCGGGCCGTATCGGCATCATGGTTTATGCAGCCCAGCTAGGCGGTATCGGCACCAAAGAAATACCCTGGATTAGTTCCGACGTTGGCCCCGTTCACTTGCTCACCCCGGAAGAGCGTGAGCAATACATAATCCACAAGCACCTACTCGCAATGGGTAGCTATTTCGACCCGCAAAAGATCGGCCTAAGCCAAGGGGTAGGACTCCGAAACTACGTCTATTGGATGTGGCGGCAAAAGCAGGAAATGCTTGCCGAGCTAAGCGAATACTTGGAACGTTGGGGCCTCGGCGCAACCATCGCTAACTATCCCCTCGGCAATCCAGAATTCCAGGCACAGGCCGAGAGCATTGCCCAAAGTATGGATTTCAGCCAGGTGATAACGTGGCCGAAACATCCCAACGGCGAGGACACGGGCGGACTAGAGCGAATCCCGCCAGAGACGGCCGGGATTGATAACTACATGACGATGATTGACGGGTATTACTCGAAGCTAATACGTCAGTTCATCAGCGGCGCCAGCATAGGCGACAACGGCGACGTTACGATTATCGGGCAGGACGATTCCCACGAGAATAACTTTAGCCGCTTGATCCGATTCGACGCAATCAACCTTGCGGACACGCTGACGGAGCAACTTGTCAAGGTTATTCAGCGTTGGAGTTTCCCAGACACGGCAAATCGGTTCCGCTGCAAATTCGTGATTAACGTTGACCGGCCGGACCCGGCCAGCTTCATGCAAGCCGCCAAACTGTTTTGGGACATGGGGGGAAGCCTCAGCGAAGCGCAGGTTAGGAACGAATTGCGGCTATCGGAACCGATGCCAGGCGAGAAAGCCCTTGAACAGCCCCAGGCCCCGCCAATGGGCGGCATGGGCCTCGACCCCCACCAGGGCGAAGCCACAAACCCATTTAGCGGTGAAGACCCGAACGCAAAGCCCCAGCTTCCTCAGCCGGGCCGAGGCGAAGGCGAATGGGACATAGAGCAAGGCCCCGAGGGCGGGGAAATGCTGGTCAACGATGAGACGGGCGCCGTCAGGTATTCGGGCGATGAACCGGCAACCTACTCGGCCGACAGCGAGGGCGACGATTTCCCTTGGGAAGATCACCACGGGGCACCAAACGCCCGGCTTAACGCTGGCAACTTCCATCCCGACCGTGGTTATCGTGGCAATGGCCAATGGAACCCCGGCGGACTTCCGCAGCGGCAGACAGCGGCACAAAGCAGGGTAGCGGCCCAGCGTGCCGACAAGGTAGAGCGGGACGGCCTCGAACTGGCCCGATCCCTCGGCCGCAAGGGAATCAAGCTTTACGAGAAGGACGGGGACGCAATCGAGCAGTATGCCAAGGGCGATTGGACCCGCATTGAAGACGGCCCGAAGGGCGGCAAGCGTTGGAAAAACAAAATCAGCGGCAAGATTAGCCGATCCGACCCAACGAGGGGCAGTAGTGGCAAGGCCCCGGAGCAGGGGAAGGGCAAGGCCGAGGCCCCGAAGAAAAAGCAATCCGGCGAGGACACAGTTAGGGAAGCTACGGCCGCATTTACGGAAAAGGATCAAGCGGCCCTCGACCGGGTTGCCGAGAAGCTACGGGCGGCAAAGGGCCAGCGTGGCGGCCTCGGCGTGGCCGGATTGAACGCCATTGCCAAAGCCTTTGGCCTCAAGGGGGCTGGCAAACTCAAGAAAAATAGCTTGATCGAAGCTTTGATTGAGAAGCTTGGCGTAGCGAAAAAAGAAGGCCCGATAGCGGACTTTGACCGACGCATAGCGACAGCGGCCGAGGCCCAACGGGTCAGCGGCATTTCGTTCCTTGATCGTTTGTCAAACCAGATTTTGAGTTTCCGAAACGACGAGCAATACAAAGCAGCGATTGCAGACCTCGAAGAGAACGGCCACGACAAGAGCGGGAAGCCCGTTCGTAGGCCCGAGGCCGAGAACACAATCAAGGCAAAGCGTAAGCAAATCCTCGACGAATTGAAGAATAACGCTAACCCGAACAATCCGAGCGACGAGCTACGCCACGCTTTGAAGAGCATAGCGCAGCAAGCGGGAAGCTTGACCCCAGCCGAGGCGATAGACCTTGCGATTGAGGGCGGGAAGCTTGACAAGATTACGCCACCACAGAAAGAGGCCGAGGGCATTTTGCCGGACGATTTGAAGCTTGCCCAAACCCATAAGCCAAAGGAAACCCCGAAGAAGAAACAACGGGATTATCTGGACCGCATTACGCAAAAGCCGTTGAAGGTTAGAAACCGTTTCATTGCCTCGGCCGAGAAAAAGACGGGTGTACCGTTCACGGCCCGAGTGGTGAACCGTGTTATCAATGAGAAGATACTAAGCCCCGAAGCCCGTAGCAAGTTTGAGGGCATCAAGGCGAAACTTAAAGAAACGGGTATTCAGCAAAAGGATTTGCCGGATAGGGAATTGCGATTCTTCAAGGACTATGAAGCCGGGGAGCGTTACAAGGACATTCAAACCAAGTTGCTTCGGGCCAATAAGAAAGGCGTGGAACACCACTTGAACGGTGATGACGCAAGTTTCTTGCGTAACTATCGTGGGGCTATTCTCACTCGTCTGCAATTTGAGGACGGGCTAACGTTCGGTGCCCATGATATTTCAAACATCCTAGAGGACTTGGACTCGAAGGGCCTCGGCAGCTTACGCTATGACGAATTCGTGAAACGAGCAAAGAACACTAACGTATTTAGGGACAGGGACAAATACCAGAAAGGGTAAGACATGGACAACGATTTGATAAGCCACGGCGAGGGCTGGACCGTTCACGCCGATGATGATTGCAATTGGACGATAACGCTACACGATTGGGCAAACGGAAGCATAAAAATAAGGTTCAACACGGGTAGCGCTACTTTTGAGCATTTAGATAATAAGGGGGCCGATAATGAAAAACGAATGGCTTGAAAGAAGGGGAATCAAGGAGGTTGACGCAAACGGGTGGACCACTTGGAAACGTAGTGGCCGAGGCGTTATGCCCGTGCCCTCGGCACTCCCAGGTTATACCCGACACTTCCACCTAAGTATTGACAACGCTACCGGGGAATCATGGTGGCGTATTGAGGACAGGGAAACTTACAAACAAATAGGGGGCCAATAATGGCGAAGCAAGCGAAAGAGATTGATATTCACTTTGGGGACGAAACGGCAACGATGATTGTTGAAGAGTTCCCCAGGGCGAAGGATACGGTTTTCGGAATGATCGTAACCAAAACATGGATAGACGTTGACAGCTACGGAGTAGGCCGGTTTCACATAGAGTTAAGGCGAACCGCCCCAAATCAGAAATGCTAATAGACCAAATACGCAAACACATACGAACGGTTGAAAACCCTGCCCAATGGCTTGAATGTCTGGCGTTGGCAATCGAAGAGAACGCCCCAAACCCGATAGCGGTAGCGGACAAGCTTTGCGAGAAGGAACGCTATAGCCTTTTCGACAAACCAAAGGACGAGGACAAGCCAGCCGATGAAGATTGGTCGCCCGGCCTTTTCGGTCAACGGGTTTGGTCCCCAGCCAAATCAAAGCAGCGGCAAGGCGAGCTATTCGAGACTAAGCCCGAGGGCGAGCAAAAGAAACGCAAGGACTTGAAGGGTCAAGGGCATTTCGATTTCGCCAAAAAGGACAATTGCCAGTGGCGCACGGTGGGCGGGTCCGAGGGCGAAGACGGCAAGAAACACGGCGGTAGCCCTATGTGTGTTGGCGCCGGGGGAACCATCGAGAAAGGTTCCCCGAAGCTTGCAGGCAAGGCCGTAGGCAATCTAAAAGGCAATGCCGAGGCGAAGCCAGAAGGCAAAACCAACAGGGGGCAACATCTGGCCGACTTGAATCGAAGCAAGGACTACGCCCGAGCGGTAGCACGCAAGAAAGCCCGCAAGGAAGGGCTGGACCCGGCCGAGCTAGACGCCGAGGCCCGTTTCATCATCGAGCAGGACCACGAAACGGCCAAAGCCACAAAGCACCTCTTGCAAGCGGCAAGGCAATCGAGCAAGAAAGGATGGGGACACGATATTAGCAACCTCTCGACCTTGATTGCCACGGGCAAGGTTGAAGGCCCGGACCAGATCAAGGGCTTTGACGTTGTGGCCGAATCCGTGGCCGCAATGTACCCCGAATTCTTTGCCGACTATCAGGGCGACGAGCCGCAACGGCTATACGACCTCATGGCCGAGGGCAACCCTAAGCCGATTTCCGAGGAAGCGGCCTACGAACAAGCCTTAGACCAGATGTTAGAGCGTAAGCACTCGCAACCGGCCGAGGATGAAGTAGTGCCCTTTGCGGCAGCGTTTGCGGGGCCTATGAACGTGGTTCCGGCGGGGAATATTGCAGGCCGGAAGCCTAGATACCCCCGTGAACAAACACGGCGATAAAAAAGAACGGTACTCCCTTCAATGCACCTTACCCAATCTTGACAATGGCAATTATGTCATTGAAAAGGACGTGCCCGTATTCCACGACGGGGGCGAGGGCCATTACAGCCCTAAAGACCTTGCAGAGATAGCCGCTAACACGAACGCAAGGCAGCAGACTTGCGACTTGCCAGCCGTGGTTATCGGGCATGTTCGGGAAGAATTGCCCGAGCATATGCAACCGCCCGTAGTGGGCTTTGCTCGCAACTTCCGGGTTGTCAACTTCTCCGGCAGACCGACAATCATTGCCGATCTCGCAATACACAAAGACCACGTTGCCGAGGCGAAGCAATTCCCCCGCCGATCCGCTGAGATATGGCAGGATGGAAAGTATATTGACCCTATCGCATTGCTAGGGGCCTCAACGCCAGCCCGTGACCTTAGCTTAATGTTTTCAAAGAATGAGCAATGCGGGTGTAAAGAAAAAACATCGTTGGAGCTAAATAACTCAATGGATAACACGCAGCTAGTAGACGAACTATTGAAGGCGCTCGAATCAAGCGACGTGTTTGCATGGGCAAAGAACCAGATGGAGCAGCAGGAAGCGAAGCCGATGCAACCACAAGTGGCCGATCCTATGTCAGAAGGCATGGTACAGCCGGTTGACGAATACGCTGCCGAAGATCGTAGGCCACGCTTGCCACCTAGCCGCAAGGCCCTACGGCAAGCCTATGAACCAAATCTAGCCGGTGAACACGCTGGCGACCGTGACATTGACGACGAATCGT